CAATTCGTATACTTCTTTTTTATTTCCTGCATTCCAAGAGTTTATCCAATTCATATCAATTATATTTTAGTTTTAGAAAATCCCATCTTACACAATAACCACATTATAGGTTCTACTTTAAAGAAACAACAGATAGCAAAATACATTGTGCACCATATCTCTCCTCCGAAGAAACCAAAGAACATGCCTAACATCATATACATAGTTATAACGAAGTACATCATTCTTAACGAGGTCCATTCTTTCCAGTTTTTAAAATTAATCCATTCTAATGTTAACAACGATTTTAACGTTACCATTCCATTAAAAATGAATTCTTTAATAGTATTAATCATATTTTTTCTAATTTGGTTATACTAGTATTATTACACGTTTATTGATGAGCATAACATTTTTTATTTTTGTTCTCTGTTTTGTTTTTACACCTTTCACCATTAGTTTTAGTAGCTGTGCACCTGTATTCTTTCAATCCATCACCATCCGTATCACTACCGTCTTTAAATTCTCTATGATGAACGCATTTCCAGTTTTTACCACCTGATTGGGTTGTCATACCACACCTCTGGCCATTTGTTCTAATTCCAGAACATCTAATTTTTTTAGGTTTCTTTTCTTTTTCTTCTACTTTTTCCTTTTCTTCTTTTTCTTCTTTTTTGACTTCTTCAGTTTTTACAGCATCTTCAACAACTTCAACACTATTTTTATTATCTTGTATTTGTTCTTCTAAAACTTCAATTTCAGAATTTGGTACTGGCGTTTGATTTTTCTTTTTCTTTTTCTCTTTTCTTTTTCTTTTAGCTTCAGATTTTGCTTCTTCTAATTCTTCGTCTTTAACACCTATTGACCAATGATTCCAGCCTGAAAGTAAAGCTATCCTTTGCCACATTAAATGATCTCCAGTTATTCCTTCTTCTATATTATTAGCTTTTCTAATAACTCTTTCTAATGGAATATTAAATAAAGCTTCCGTAATAGCAGCTGCCGCGTGTAGTTTTGGGTTTTCAACTCTCCAGCCTAACTCATCAGAGACACCTTCGTTGTATTGTATAGTTTTAAAAGCGTTTACTATTTTTCTTATTTTACTACCAATTGGTGGAGAAAGATTAATTGCTTCTAGTGCTATTTTACTAGCGTCTTGCTGTCCATAACCCTTTTTAGATTGTATATCCCACTGTATAATAATATTTTTTAACGTTGATACTGCTGCTCCATATAAACCAGTACCTCGTAAAAATGAATCTAAAGCTTGATTAGCGGCTCTAACTTTTCTGTTTTCAATTTCTTCTTCATCATCACCCCACATTATCATAGCAAGAGCAGATTGCAACGCGGCAAATACTATATTTTGAACAACACCGTAATATATTACTTTGGAAATATTTGTTTTCATATCCCCTCTACCATTAACAATATCAGATAAGCCTTTTTTAGTTAATCTACCCATCTGCATTGTAACGTTTTGAAAGGCTAATATTATACGACCTAATGGACTAGCTTGTTGCTGTGATATTAAATCTTCTCTTGATGATTGTTGTGTTTCTTCTGCAACTTCTTGAAAATCTAACATAGCTTGTTCTCTAGCTGCGGTTTCTGACATTCCTTTTTTAATATACGTATTATATCGATTTCTAAAAAAACTAGCACCACCAAAAGCTATAGCAAAACTATCCGCGATTTGAGTTGGCTTAAAACCTATTTGAAGTAAGTAATTAATTACAGTTTGAGGGTTGTATCCACCTTCTGAAAAAGACTTAGTTAGCTCCGACGCTGATACATCTATTTGCAACCCAGCTCTTCTTTGTTTTAATTGATCAGAATTAAATAAAGTTACAAAGTCTTTCCAAAATTGAGGTTGATTAGCAAATGCCGCTGATGCTTTAAATATATTATTATCGCCCCAATTCATAAAATTAACTGTAGATATAGTTTGAAGTATAGCAGATCTCATATTAAAAAACATAATAGCTCCAACAGAGTCATTAATCCAATTTACTAATCTATTAGTATTCTTGTCAGTGCTAACTCTTCTATTACCACCATTTTCCATACGATATAATATATTTTCTAACGCTTCAGTAAAGCTATCACCGTACAACGCTCTTATTTTATTCATATTTTCTTTAGAAAATATTATATCTTTATTATTTATCCATTCTGATAAAAATTCTTTTCTACCAACTTTATTGACAATATTATTTAAATCTGTTGCAATAGTTTCAACCATCCAATTTTCGCTAGGCTTCACGTAACCATCTTTTCTTTTTGTTATATTAGATAAATTATCAGCAAACCTCTTTATATCTCTGTGGTTATTAACATGTGCCATTAGTTTAGCTTGTAATGTTTTAGAAATACCTGGTATATTAAATCCATTTTTATTCCATAAATAAACACGTATAGCGGTATCGTTTGTAAAGTTTGTTCCAGTTACCTTTTGATTTATATTTATTGGTAAGCTTTTTAATAAAGCCTTATAATCTTTTACCATACTTTGCTTATACATATTCCAAGCTCTTATTCCTTCTGCAAAAGGTGTAAATAAATTATCTTTAAAAAACTTTAAATCTTGCTCTCCTTGTTTTCCTTTGCCTAAAAAATAATACATTAATCCTTTAAAGTCTTCTGCTGATGGCGGTATATACAAGCTTTTTAAAGATCTTACTATATTTGGCTGAGCGCCTCTTTTTCTAGCCTCTGCATAAGAAAAAATCTTTTTAGCATCAACACCTTTTGTTCTTTCAATCATATTATTAAAATCATTGCTAGCTGTTTTACTAAACTTTACTTTAGCCTGTACAACATTTGACTTAACATCTAATTGATTTAAAACTTTTTTAACAGCATCAACGTTAGCTAAAGCATCATCAACAAAATACATGTCATTGTAACCTTCAGCAAACTTTTCTAAAAACCACTCTGCTTTTGCGCTAGCTGTACTGTTTGCTAAACCGGTTATGTTTTCTATTGGTATATTTAATCCTTGAGATTTTAAAAATTCATGTATAGCTTGTGCGGACTTTTGTGTTCTTGCCGTTAATACAAACATGTCTTTAGTTCCATATTTTTTAGCTCTTGCTTTTGCTTTGTCTAATAAAGGACCCGGCTTACCATCAATAACCCTATCAAATTCTGAAAAATCAAATTCACCACCTTGTTCTAAAATAGTATCCCCTTGTTCCGCAAACTCAGCAGCATCAATTCTACGTTTTTCATAACTAAAAACAAAATCATTCATTTGGTCGACGAGCTGTGGGGGCATTGTGCTATCCATAGTTAAGTTGTCTGTATTAACTTCCATAAATCTATCCCCAAACATATCTTTAAATCCGGCCTTATTACCTTGTACCGCCTCATGATTACGTCTAACAATAACACTTAATAAAGATCTTTCCTTTCTTTTTTTGTTTCTTTCTAAAGCAACATCTAAAGAAGTATCAACAAATAGCATACTAACGTCATAACCTTTATCCTTGAATTCATTAACAAGTTTTTCCATTGTTTTTATAGACCCACCCGTCCCATCAATAACAACCCCATCAGCATTACCTTGATATTTCATCATTTTATTTTTAGCAATACCTCTAGCTTGGTGGCCTAGTTTACCTAATATACTTCTTTGTTCTTTTGTTAACTCTCTCATATCTTCAGGTAACCCATGATTCTTTTTTAACCATTCTAATGATATATCAGAATTTACTATTTTAAAACCTTGTTTTTCTAAACCTAACTTCCTTATAACATTACCCTTACCACTACCCGCGCCACCAGCTAAAAATATAACTTTTCTTTTTGGCTTAGGTTTACCATCTAAGTTTGGCATTATTACTCTAACGCCAGATTTAGTGTAACTTAAAGTATCATCAAAATCAAACGTTGACATTCCCCGTTTTTTATTTGTTTTACTAAATAAAATTTTATTTTCAAAAGCATCATTTGAATTTTGTTGAGATTTTCTTTCATTTATTGGTTTTGAAAATCTTATATCACCACTTTCGTTTATATTAAAATCTTCTGCTAACGTTTTTCCAGTTTCTGGATTAATAAAATTATTAGGATTTATACCGTAAGTACCACCCCCAAACATTTTAGCTACAAACTCGTTAAAATATCTTTCCGTCCAAATATTGTCAAATATATTCCAATTTAATCCCATTCCGTTTTTAAACGATATTAAATTCCCATTTTCATCTGGATATTTAGCGTTGTCTAATTTAGTATTATCTGCTTTACGAACAGCTATTAAGTTATAATTTTTCTTTAATTGATTTAACGCTAATTTAAAATTCTTTCTATTTTTAGTTTTATCGCTCATCGAAGCGTCAATCAATGTTCTATATGCGTTTACGTTTTGCAAAGCGTGCTCTAAATAAAGTTTTTCATTTGTAGTGTTATCGTAATATGTAAACTTAGCGCCAGACCTATGAACGTGTGTTTTTGAACTAACAGCATTACTTAAGTAAATAAGTATAGGTCCTAGTAATTTAGGATCTTTTTGCAATGCTTTATCAATAGCTGTCCAATGCGCATCAAAATTAATTTCAGATTGTCTATTAAATTCTGCTATTTTAACTGGATCCATTTTTGCAGCGGTGTTTCCTACAAATTTCGCAAAATCTCTTTTAGGATACTTACCTCTAACTTTTATTTCGTCATATACTTTTACCCCATCTCTTAGTATTTGTTTAAGATCTTTATTTTTTATAGCTTGTAGCCCATTAACTAATTCGTTACCAGTTAATAATCCTGGATAGTCTTTAAATACTTCTATTATTTTAGGGACCTCAACATTAACATATCTTAAAGCCGCATCTCTATTATTTATTTCAAAATAAGTATCTCCCTGCTTCCATTTAGCAGCAATTTCTGCATCAGCCTTGCTAAACATTACATCAATACCACCTTGAATAACAGCGGACCCTGGCCTACTTTTACTTATATCAGAAACAGCATCTCCTTGAGCCTCTCTTGCGGATTGGTTTAACGTAAATACAGAAGTTTGTTTTATCGCGCCCTTAATAAGACCATCATATTTTCTATTATGTGGCATTAATGTAAAATCAGGGTTTATACCAAATGCAGATAATATATCAGCGTCAGTCATATTGTCAACATTAAGAACCTTTCCTTTTATATTTGGAACCCTTATGTCCATGTCTTTGTATAAAGCTGTAAGTGTTGCTTTATTTATTTTAAGAGATTTTTTAGTAAATTGATTATACTGCAAAGGTGGAAGTATAGACTTAAGTATGCCTTTTATACCACCTATATTTTCTATTTGTAAATCAGAAACTTTTAAATCAGTTCTACCACTTTGATCTTTTGCTAACACTAACGCTTCTTGAGGATTTCTAGCTCTTACTTTTTGAACAACACCTCTATTGCTATAATAATAATTATCTGTTGACGCTAAAAATGCTAATCTACTTCTAGCGTTAGACGATTCGTCTTTAGGTAGATTATAAGGTTTAGCTAAAACAGATTTAGGATTAACGCCAAACTCGTTTGATACAGCTTTTAAAATATCGTAAGCCACGCCAGTAGGCTGAACTTGTTTTGGCGTGCTAGCTTTTTCGTTTATTTGAGAGGTTACATCTTGCTGAACATCTTCATAATATTTACCAGTAGTTTTATATTTTATTTTTTTAATAACTTTGCCTATAGCATTATTAGTAGTTGGTGAAAAATCAACCTGCCCTCTAACAAACTTTAATTTTGGAGCAAATTTTACCTTACCTCTTCTAATATTTAATTGTTGTTCTAATATTGGTTGGTCTTCAAAATCTTCTACACGCCTTTCTGTTTGAGCTGCTATTTGTCTATCTACAGTTCCTTCAGAAGTTTCTAATTGCAAACTTACCGCTTGTGAACTTTTAGCTTTATCTAATATTTGACCATATCTAAGTCTTAAAATCCCACCAGCGTAAGTACCAAAACTATCATTTGCTGCTGGATCCCACGTGTTAACTAATTGTACTAATTCTGATAAGTACCCACTTAAAAATTCATTAAAACCAACAATCTTTTTTTCTTCTAGGTTTAAGCCTCTACCTACTCTAGCCGCGGTTTCAGCCCTTTCTATAGCTAAGCCTAAATTATTTTTAATTAATTGATCTTTTAAATATTGATTTTCAGGTAAATTATATACTTCTTTTAATGTTATATTAGGATTTTTTTCTAATAAAGCCCCGTATTGATCTTTTATATCATTATATATTTCTTTGTTTTCTTCTTTTATTTCTTTTTTACTTCTAGCTTTAAGAGAGCCTAATACTGGTTTAGAAAATATAGTAGTAATATCAATATCTTTATATTGATTTTCTAATTTTTTTACATCTTCTATTAAAGATTGGTTTTGCTCTACTAACCTTTGTATCTCACCACTTATTTTATATTTTTTTTCTATATTATCGTTAAAAGCTTGCATTAATTTATCAGACAGCTTTCCTCTTTTAACGTTTTCGTGAAACTCTTTTATAAAATTATAAACATCTCTACCATTTTTAAAAGTTAAATTAGTACCAGCTTTACCGCCAAGATGTCTAAATATATCTCCTAATTTAGCAAACGTTCCTTCATTAAATTGTAAAGCACCAGTTGATATAGCGTCTAAAAATAAAGCCATAGCCTCCTCACTTTGCTCTGCTACATCTTTATCAAGATATTGCTTTAGTCTTTCTCTAAAACCAGAATCTGCTACAGATCTAGGATCAATCCCATTAACATACTTCATGAAAGATTGCCCTAACGCTAAACGTACTTCTATATTATCACCTAACAACTTTTTTAAATAAAAATGAAAAAGCTCATGACTAGCAACAGTAGAACCTCCTTTAGTTATTGCTAAGTCTTCATTTAAAATTAACTTTTGTTTACCTGTTTTAGTATTATTTATAAAAAACCCATGAGCCGTTCTTGCTTCATCTATAAGTGTTTCTATGCTAATTGAATTACCCTCTTGGTCTGTAATTTTTTGGTTTTCTAGAATTTTACCATCTTTTATATAATAAATATTTCCATCTTCTTTTCTTTCAAATCCTAATTCTCTTAAATACGCAGTTTCTGCTTCAATGGAATTTAAAGTTTCTACTATTTCTAAGTCATCATTACCTGGTATTTGATCAACTATTTTTTTAACATTTTTTACTGTTTTCTTATATAGTTTTCTGTTTTTATAAAATATAGAATTTGGATCTTTTAGTAAGAATTTTTTAGTATCTTTTAATAAATCAAATTTTCGTTTTAATAATTTGTCTATTTTCTTTTGATCTTTAAGATTAGGTGGTTTATTTTTTTCGTTAGATATTTCTTGTTGAATAGACTCTAGTTCTGATCTTACTTCTTGACTTTCAGTGTTACTTAGTAATTCTATTTCTGCCGCAACTCTAGCTGCTTCAACTTTTTTATAAGTATCATTTTTTACTTGATCAGGATTAAATCCATTTTTTTGAAGAAAGTTTCTAAAATTTGTAGTTGCATCAAAATTATTAACTACTTCAATATCTGTTTTTTCAGTTAGTCTACCTTGATTTTGAAGTGTTTGCAAATAATTCATTGCTTCTTTTTCAGTAAGAAACCTTCTACGATTAACATAGTACGTAGGAGCATATTTATTTCTTGGTCCTGTTATAAGAGCTCCAGTTGATGCCATAGTAGTAGACATAAAAGTAGAAGACAACATAATTTGACCCATTGTATCAGTGTCCCATCCTAAATCGTTACCAAATTGATCGTATTTACGAATACCCTGCCACAATGGCCCTTGACCCATTATCCAATTTTGAAGCGGCATGTTAAAAAATTCTTCAAAAACTTCACCAAAAATATTATTATAACTACTTACTTTAAAAAACTGTTTTGCCATCTCAGAAGGCCTATTGTGCCACCTATGTAATTTTAATCTTCTACTTATATGAGAAAATGTAATTCTTGATAAAAAATCATTGTCTCTAGTAAGGTTCCCTAGCATACTCCCTGGTCTAAACATTCTTTTTGTAGCGTACGTTCCAAACCTCATAAACTGAGCACCAACAACTCTTTCTGTAAATACTTCCGCAAATTGTACTCCATAGGCTTTCTTAAAAGCACTCCACATTGTTTCTTGTATAGGTTTTAATCCCATTTTTTTACCTTGCTCATCAAATGCTGAAACAACGTCCATATAACCATCTGATAAATGAAATAGAAAATCTTCAGTTAAATTTTCTGCATAATTTGCCATAATACGCGGAGCCCCCACTCCCATCGTTTGAGCATTTAAAGCAAGAACAGTAGCTACATTATTTACAAGTCCACTTTCTATATAACGAGTTCCACCTCTAGCAGTTGTATATTGTATACGATAATTTTGATTCATGCTAAACTTGCCAGTTTTACTAGTTATTTTTGCTGCCTGCGTAGATCCTAATAAAAACTTTGATGTGCTTCTTTTGGCTATTACATTAAACATGCTGGTTGCCACTACTTTTCTAGCCGCACTATATAGTGGAGATCCTATTATAAACTCCATCATAAAAGGTAAAGAATGAGCCGTACTTACTCCAGCTTTATATCTTGTTGTTGCGTTATCTTGAATATACCCTTGCGTTAAATTATTTACAGTATATGCTAATAAAACCATTTTTTCCATTTCAGATAAATTTTCTTTACCAACTTCTTTTACTTTATCTGATATTTTTTTTATTGTAGATTTTTTTTGATAATCAATTATACCAGAAAATATTGGTAAATACTGCTCAAGCTTTAAACTTGTTAACCCTGAAAAAAACCCATGATCCGCAAGGTCTTCTGGTGTATTTTTTATGTCATATGCATAATCACTGACGTTATGATAAAGATTAGAATGGTGCTGTTTGTATCTACTCGCTACAATACTATTTATAGTTTCTGGACTTACGGCTATAAGTTTATAATCTTTAGGATTATATCCTAATTCTTTTATTTCCCATTTTTTTAATTTTTTTACTTTATGGTGAGATCTTTTTTGAATATAAATTGTTTCGCCTTTTATTAATTTTTCTATATCTTTTTCAGTAAAACCGCTGTCAAGCATTTCATCGTAAAGCAGCGCTTTAATATTCTCAAGATCACCCGTCCATTCTTTAATTTCGTACATAGAGTGAGGTCCGCTTCCGTCATCAAAACTAAAATTTTTTCCATTCCATGTAAGCTGAGAGTTAGCATGTATGATTTTTTTATCGGGATCATAGGTTGCAACGCGTGTACCATATTGGCTATTAACCATAGACTTTATAATTTTTTTACCCCCACCGCTAGCGTGGTGTGGTTTGGATAATCCTTCATTATTTGAATTCAAGAACGCTTCTCTTCCTGAAATACTTTTACCAGCCTCCCAATCTCTTAACCAATCATGATTTAAAGTATAACCAGATCCAATAATAGCATTTTGATTTTCTTCTAAACTATCTTTAGCAGTTATTATAAGATGATCAGCTACAGTTTCTCTGAAAAATTGAGAATCTTTTACTTCAAAAGTAATTGCACCGTCCCAATCTGGATCTTCTTTATCAATAAGCCCGTCTTTATCGTTGTCTATTCCATCAGTTGCTTTATCCATCTTTCTACCTGGCACCTTTCGTGTACCGCGACTATCTGCTACTATACGCGCCTGTGTGAAATAATACCTATCTGGAGCATCAGTCCTTACTTCTTCTTGTCTAAATAAATGATAAAAATATCTCCAATACTCTTCTTTTAAAAGTTCTTTTTCATCTTCACCAAGTGCAGCACCCGCTAAGCGTTGCTCTAATTTACCATTTAACCATATCCTTTTTTCAGTTGGTTCTAATCTACCTTCTTCTAGTTGATTTAGTTCTCTTGCTATATCTGTTAAATCTTCTTTTTCCCAATAAGTTAGAGTTGGTTTGTATTTAGCAAAAAATACTTGAAAAGCATTATCTATAAATTTTTCTCCTTCTGTAGTTTGCTTTTCTTTAAAATTTAAGTATACTTTATTTTTTTCAAGAAGTTCATTTTGGAATATTGTTTTTTGATTTATAAGATCGTCCCATCCTAATTTTTTTTCAAGTTTTTTACCCTCTTGTTTAAGTATGTCATTAAATTTTTCTAAGTCTTCAGGGTTCCAGCAGTCAGTTCTTACTGGATTACTTGCCCATGATGGATCTAAATTACCTGATTTCACTTGGCTTAAAGAAGGAACGTGCGTTCCACATTTACCATTAGGAAACTTTTTTTCTATTTGCTTATTTACAGACTCTTTAATTAATTGAAATTCTTTTTCAAATTTTTGATTAAAAAGCTGTGTTTCTTTTTTAAACTTTTTCTCAACTTTTTTTAATACATTTTTTAAAATAGGTTTGAATTCATCGCTTTTTTGAAATATTTTCCAATCTTCATTTTGTGTGGTTTGAAATTCTGCAAAGTTATAAGTAACATTTTCAGTTAAAAATTTATCAAAACTATTATTTATATCTTGCGCTATAATTGGATCGTGTAACTCGTAAGAATATAATTCACCATTTACTGTAGGTAAAAACGTATTTGTTTGTTCTAATAAACTAACTTCTTCAAGCTCGTTTATTTCTGTAGTTAAATCATCTGATGCTTTTTCTTTAAAATATCTTGGAACGTTGTACCTACCAATACTCATTCCTTCTTTTAAATCATGCATTTTAGCAGTATTCAAGTATATATCATGTAAAAACACTAACTCATACCACATTGTTTCCGCATCAGTCTTACTACTGCCTTGATCTATCTGTTTTTGTATAAATTGGTTTTTTGCTAAACCCTGAAAGGACATAGTTTTATCACTAATACCAAAGATATTAAATTCATCACCTCTAAGCTTTTCTCCATATTGTACTTTTCCTCCAGGGCCAGGTTGGAGAATTTCTCTTCCACCTGGTCCACCTTTTCTTTTCCATCCAGGCGCTAACCAATTATAAAATTCTTCGTAACTTAAATTTTCTTTATTATATTTTTTAAATAATTCATTAAATCTTATTTGGTCATCACCTAATGTTTCTCCAGTATTATTTATTTCTTGAGTGTCACCTGTGCTAGATTTATTTTCAAAATCATTTGCGCTGCCTCCATCATCATAAGGTAAGTTACTTTTTGATGACGGTAACGAGGAAAAATCATAATCTTCTACATCAATAATATAGTCCGAAGAAGTATCTTCCAAATTGGATTCCGTATCTACTGTTGTGATTGGTTGGGACAGACTCGTCCCCTTGAACTTTCCCAGGCTAGGATCTTCATTTGCTTGTATGACTTTATTAGATTTGATTTTAAAATCTAACTCTTCATCATTTATTATCTCTACTGGAAAATTATTTGTATGTTTTTCTAAAAAGTTTTCTTTTTTTTCTGGATTTACATAAGCTATTTCTTTTTTACCATCTATTAATAGCTCGTATTTTAAATTTTTCATAAACTGTTTCGTTAGTTACCCGTTAATAAATATTTTGTTTTATTTGCCGCTAAGCAAACTCATATGGATTGTATCCATTTTCTTTTTTATTTTGACTTTGTATTACTTCTTTACTAATACTATTATTAAAATTTTGTTCCATAAATTTTGTATAGTAATCAGCTAAATAATCTTCTACTTTTTCTTTATCACTCATTAGTTTATTAAATATAACCATAGCGTCAGCAAAAGAAACTTTACCATCGTTAGTAGGATCAAGTGATTTTATTTCTTCTTTAGACAAAGCAATACCTAAATCAGCGTAAGTTGCTTCCATTATAGATTCTACTAAATCATTTTTAAAAGTTCTTCCACCAAATATTTCATCATTAATTAAAGAGTTTAAATCAGCGTTTGGTAGTATATTATTTTTTATATTTAATTTGTGTTTTTTATAATTAAAATCTATACTTTGTCCTGGTTTTAAATTTGACGCTTCGATAGAAGAATTAGTAATCATAGCATTTAATTGATCTTTACTATCTAGATCTATTTTTGTAGAATCAATATAATCCTGTAGCTCATACAAACTTTTATAATTTGGTGTCAGATCGTTAGGATTATTAATATTTGGCACATTGTAAACAGCCTCATCGTTTATTATTTCATAAGGCAATGTTCCATCAAGCGCACTGCCAAAAAACTGAGTCATAGGCTTACCTAGTTTTTGTTCAATATTTTTTCCTACAATATCTTCGTTTAAAAAAGTACTAACAGCGTCCATTTTAAATTCTTCAACTTTTATAACATTTTTTGAATAAGTACCTAAATCTGATATAATACTATTTCTTGCATTTTGATTTGGTGCATTTAAATAGTTTTGTTTATAATTAAGAACAGTGTTAAGGTGCTTTTGTTTATCATCAACACCTGGCGTGTCTTTATTATATTGCTTAAGTAATATTTTTTTAAATTCTGTCTGCATAATTAAGAATTTCCAAATTTATATTTAGCCTTAGTAGTATCACCAACTGCTATTTGCTCTGCTTTCATTCCACCTAATTGTGTAAACGAACCACCAAGTTGCGTTATGCCTTGTTGCATCATTTGATTACCAGCCTGCTCAGCTTGTAAAGCGGCGTTTTGGTACATGTTGTGTTGTTGTTGTGCTAAGCCCATTAACTGTCCTTGCTTTTGCATTTCCATTTGTTGACTATATTGCTCACCAGCTCTTTCTTGTGACTGTATTTGACCAGCCATTTGCGCCCTTGCCATTTCATTTTGCCTTTCTTGCATACCTATACTAGCTGCGGCCTTTTGAGAGGCTAATTGACCTTGCGAAGCTAAAGATTGAGCTAAAGCCGCAACACCACTACCGCCAGCCGCTTGCTTTAATCCTTCTAGTATATTAGATTGACTTTGCTCAAAAGACTGTCTTTCAAAATCAGCTTGCTGTTGATTTATAGTTAAGTCTTCCATAGTATTTTCCATATTTAAAAATGGATTACTTGTGTCTAAATTTTGATAAACTTCTCTTTGCGCGTTAAGTTTACGCTCCTCGTTTTCTCTTCTTTCGTCCATTTTTATCCTTGTCTGACGTTGAGCTAAACCACCGTATATTGACCCGGCTGCTGTTACTGCTAATCCTGCTATTATAAATGACATTGTTTATTTTTTTTGTTGTTTATACTTTTTGTATTCTTCATAATTTAATGCTACAATTTCTTTTTCTAATTTTTCAACACTTTTTGTATTACTTGGATTTTTATGAGTATTATACCATTGTGAGTCTTTGTGAGCGTACAGTATTCTTTTTTCTCCTGGTTCAGATATTATATAACATGGCGCTACATACTCTTTTACACCATTAGCACTAGCTACACTTAAATGACCTTCTAGTAAAAAACACATATGAAGATGCTTGTGTATAGCGCCTACAACTATGTAACCTTGATGCATTGTCATTTTTCTAACGTAAACACCGTCCATAAAAAAATGATTAATAGGTATTTGATCGTTGTTATTAACTATAGGATTTTTTTTTGTACCAACTATAACAGATTTACCGTCTGCAATAGACTTTAAATAATCTTCTAATTTTGTAACAGATGCTTCAAAATCTTTACCAATACCAAATTCCGGTATTTTTTGCAATTTATTCATTAAATTAAATTTTATTACTATTATATAGTTACATTTTTTAGCAACTATTTACTACTTTCGTTGATTTCACAAGCTGTCGAAAACAATTCTGCTTTCTCTTTAGAATTATTTTTGAATTTAGCAGAACCATAATATCCAAGTAAAGATGTTGTATTTACTTTACTATCTTTTTTAAATAATAAAAAATCATTTACTGTAGGACCAGTTGCAGTATCAGGTATATCTAAAGTAATAGTTGTAGTGAGTGTACCATTCTCTAAAGATGTTGTATTATCTATAGTTTTAATAGCACCTATAGAACTAGGATTAGTTGTTACTGTACTAAACCCTCCAGATGTATCACTATTTACTGTTCCTGAATATAATATATCTCCTACTTGTAAAGAAGGATACTCAGATCTTGGTAATTGTATTGTAAGTGTTGCCATAATATTATGTTGTTGCGAAAATACTTGAAGTCTCTATAGACATAGAAGGGGTGCCCGTTCCCCACTTTTTAATTAATACGTCTCCAGTTATAGTTGCAGAAGCCCCGCCGTGCGCAACAGATGCTACTAAATTAAAAATTTCTATATGTGTTCCTCCGTTATCTGCATAAGTTGAATTACTAAAATCAGAGGCTGAAGCGTCTGTACTAGAGAACGTTGGTTGTTTTGTTATGCCCGTAAAAGTACCACCACTACAAGTAAATGTCCAGTTAAGTTTAAACCTTTTCTTAAAATTATTGTTATCATCTAACCTATTAGTAGACGTGTTTAACTCACCTTTATATGTTATAGCTGTGGCTTCTGTTATTACTATCTTAGCGTTACCAGCATTTGTTCTAGTTATTGTCAATGTTGGCCTAGCATGTTGCGTTATTGTATAATGGGGTCTAATAATAGGGAAGCTAGAAGATAGAGTTGTTCCACTTTTAGGATAAACATCAATATAATATGTGTCAGTTGCAGCAGGAAATTCTTGGATAAAAGTTAAATTTGAATTACCAGTGTTACCTCTATTTACTTTAGTTTTATGATTTATACAACTAATAGTTCCATAATCAGCTGTAAAAGCTGTAGAGTTAGCGTTTTCAGAACTTAATATAGACGATTTATCACTATTTTTAACAACCACTATATCAAACTCAGCATCAACGTCACTTATTACATTAATAGCTTTTGTTTCTCCTATTGAAGTTATTGTATTTCTGCCAAAATAAACACCTTTTATTTCTTTAGTAATTGTTGGGGCTTTTATTGCTTCGTAAAAAAGAGATGCATTAATATTAGAATTAGCTAAAATATCAATATCACTACTACATATAATATCAAAAGTATAAGCTGTTATAAAATTATTACTATCTCTAGTAACAGAAGTTGATTCAATTTTAATAATATTTTTTTGTAAACTAGATATTTTTAAATACGGTAATTTTCTAAAATAATAACCAGAATCAGCAGTGATAACTAGCGATCCAACTTTGGTTCTTGTGTTTTTAGTTAGCGTTGCGGTTATAACCGACGTTTCTATGCTATTAGCCGTCGTGGTGTTTATTGTAAAACCATCTTCAGCTGTATAAGCAGATGATCCGTTTTTATCAGTTTTTTCTATAGTATTTATAGTTACGTGGTCATCTATACTAATAACAGCACTAACAGTTTCGTTTTCTGGATTATAAATAGTAGCATCACCAATTATATTTAATTTTATATCAATACTAGCTGTTACAGAAACATCGCTACTTAAATTAACCGTTACTGTAACTTTGTTACCAATTTTTCCCGCTGTAGTTGTATCTGTAAAGACAACAGAAGAAACATTAGATGGTAATGCATTAGTAGAAAAATTAGACGCAGATAAAACATAATTAGCGTTAGGCGTTATTGTTAACGTTCCAGAGCTAATCATGTTATTATGAAACACCGAGTCTCCAATAGTTTCAGTTGTTGTAAATTTTGATATTGTATAATTCGCCATGCTAAATAATTTAATTAATATCTATATCTAAACTAAGCGTGTTTCCAATGCCGTCAGTTACCGTTAGTATATAGTTACCCGTACTTAATGCTTCAATAGCAGAAGTTGCTGCTCCGCTTTGTGAAGCTTCAGTTTGCGAGGCAGTTACAGTCCCTATAACGCCGCCCTCCGAAGCACTCCAACTATACGAGTAGGGCTCAACTCCACCTGTTATTGTTGTAAAAATAGCCCACTCACCTGGATTATCCGTATTGCTAGTTACAAAATACGACCCTGCTAATCCTTCTTCTTGTATATTAATTGGAGCCTCTAATGGTTGTATTACAGAAACATCTAGTGGAAAACCTAATCCTTGAACAGAAAATTCACTTTCGTTAGCAACACTATTACCAGTTATTTTATTAAACCATTTGTTTTCTTTTTTTATAAACTCAAAAACTTCTCCACTTTGTAAATCTGTTTGAAAAGCGTCTATATACCATCCATCTTTTTCTTGCAAATTGTAATAATTTCCATCAGTTAAATCATTAATAGTATTACCAGCTGCATCTTCAATAGTTGTTTCACCCGTGCTGTTATCTACGTTAGTATGCTGAGTTACTTTTGATTGAGTACCTTCATAGTTAACTGTTTTAAAAGACTTAACTACACTTGGTAAATCATTAAATACAACTTCTATAGCAGATTCTTCAAAAAAACCATAAAAATTATTTCTATTAACGTTGTCTACGTAATGTTCATAAATTACAGAATGATATGCTGTAAAATACTTTCCACTTATTGATAGCCCTGTATTTGGCAAAAAAGATTTAAAACTCACCCAACCTTTACTACCTTCGTTAAAAGAAACCGTTGTAGAATCACCATTTGACCATAAGCTCTCATTAACATCAAGTGTCACGTTGTATTCACCGTTAACAACATCATAGGTGCCTATTATATTATCAGCTTTTTTCAAGTTCTCTCTAAACCAAGATTTCATACCGATATTTGATATTGGAGTTAAACCATCGTTAGATAATCTTAAAATAGCACCTCTTTGTTTATCAGCAAAATACATTCTATACTGATCTACCGCTAATGATTCTGGGTTTTTTGATATGCCATAATCTCCAACAAATGGAACAGCCTGTCCTAAAACTCTATTAGTTGCTGTTAGTTGAGGATTTCCATCAGCATTAAATACGGCATCTTTGTTAGATAAAACTTTTAATACTTTGTCTTCAGTAAACGTAACTAAATTTGTATCTCTAGTTTTTAACGCTTGAATTGAACCATAAGACGGATTTAAATCTTTTGTAATTTTTTCACCGATATTAAATTGATTTAATTCATTAGTTCCAGACGTTGAATTATATAAACCAGAATATATTAGTCCACTACCTTTAGTTTCTTCTCCATACTCCAGATATGTAGAAGAAACTTTAATTCCATTATCTATTTGAGGTGCATTAAAATCATCTCTTATTCTATCAGACTCTACACCATTACCAAAAGAATAACAATTAAACCAACCTAACGTTGTTGGGTATTTATAAACATTAGTATCAAGCGCATAATACCCAGTAACTTTTGTAAATGTAAACGTTCCTCCTAAATCTTGACTTTGTACTTTATTCAATAACACTACAGTGGCCATTAATTGAGGAATAAAAGCAACTCCTGATACAAAAGTTCCTCGTTTTATTCCAACACCCGTAACCTCTATACCACAAGTTTGATTATTACTTAGTGTTGTGCCGTTTTCTGCTAGATCTATTAAGTCATTTGTATAAAGAGCGTTTGACGGAAACAAAATGCTACTTACTTGTTGTGTTTCAGGAATGCCATAACCAGCGTCAAAACCTATAGTTCCTGTATTTATAACACCACCCTCAATAACAAACCTAACGGAAGGCGTGTATGTTTCAGTAAGATCATCGACTAAACTATAACCAACGTGATCTATTATTCTAGATCTTGTAATAGTACCGTCCGTATGCTCAAATCTTATAACATCGTTTACGGCTAAACCACCTTTATTTGTGTCATTTGTGCCTGCTGAAATTGGTGTAGTTTCTGGTATAAAATCTACTTCATTGTCGTTACTATCATTTCTTTTAATTCTAATAACATTATCTAAATGAAAACTATAAACATAAGGCTCTCCTGTGTAATTAAACGTTTCTATCTCTGGAAGAGTTTGAGCGTCGCCTCCCTGAAGTTGTGTTCTAGCCTCCGTAGCAATTTTACTTGCGTTGTCTTTTATTTTAGAAGCTTTAACAAAATTTTGTAAATTATTAGATTTTAATACCATTGGTATACCATTACTAGCTTCATAGTATATATCTAAACCTACGTCTTCTTTAGGTTCAGTTTCCCAACAAGCATTGTTACTTAATATAGAATCATCTGAAAGCTCGTCATCTGATTGAAGGGTTACAAATTCTATTGTAAGCTCACCTGATCCACCCCCTGTTGTTATACCGTCATGTCTTACAACTCCCCTAGGATCCCAATCATTTATATTAATACCTCTACCAGGTGCTGGTTCACCTTGATTATTTAAACGTACAAATGTAACCATTATAGTATTTCGCACATTTGGATTTCCATATAAAGGATCAATATCGCCAGAGTAATTCGTTGCTTGACCTGATAAATTAGCGTTATTTGGAAAATTAAATTCAAAATTAGGTGTTTCACCATCAATTGTATATTTTGTTACTTGATATATACTAGAATTAGGATCTTGTTTAAATCGAAATAAAGTTCCCTCAGTTTGCATTCTAGATTTAAATATAGAAGCTAATTCATCTTGAAAATTTTCACCTACTGTTGAGAAAAACATAATACCATATTCTGGTCCTGGATTAGGTGCAAGACCGCCACTGTTTGGCATTATTTTATGCAGACCAAGAGGGCCACCAATTCCAGCGCCATCATTTGTTAACAAACTTATATTGTTTAATGATTGCCCTGTTATTTCAGCAAAAGCCGCTTGTTGCTGTACTGCGCCCGATGGATATCCAGGCCAAGAGTAATTAGGGTTTACTGGACTTTTATCTAAAAATATATTTGTTGATTTGTTAAGATACCACCAATTCCAAAAGCTTTGAGTGTTATAAATATTTAATGTACTATCATCTGCAAATTCATTAGCAATATTTGCTTCATTAAAATCTTCAAAAACGTCTTGACCAGAAACAACAGCACTTTCATCAGCCCAAGTCCAATTTTCATAAGTAGCTCCCTCTCCTAAAACGTTTGCTGGGTTTACAGTTTTTGGCTCTATGTATGCAATATCAAATGAAAAATCTGCTAAATACTCTCCTTGGTGTTCATGACAAACTCTTCTTCTTACAACATCGTCTTTTTCTATTTTTACAAAAAACCTACCATCAAACTCTGGTTTATTTTCTAAAACTTCATCTTTAAATTCAAGAAAATAATGAAGATAATCATCATTAAGTGGTTCGTTATTATCAACGTTCGCTTGCACTATATCAGTAAATCCTTGATTTTGTGCAATTTCAAGATACATGTCAACTTCATTAGGTGTAAATGCTCTTTTTAACCAAAGCTTACCATCCAGTTGACCAATACCTTCTTGTTCATAATAACCTGCATTAAGTCTAGAAACTGTAACCCATGGTCCTTTACCTGTAGCTATTACCGGTCCAGTGGGTACGCCATCGCCATCTACTGTATTATCATTATAATAATAAGCTTTTACCCTAACCTTTGGCGTTCCTTCAAAATCACTCCTTTGAATACCCCCAGCATCTGCCCATTCACCGGCTCCTATAGTTATACTTTTTGTGTTATATAATAGATCCGGTGTTACAGTAGTAACCGCGTTTTGGTCAGGGTTACTATATACATATCCTCTTCCTAAGTGTACCTCACCCATTGACCTATTATCCATTTTTATAAAATCTGGAGCTTCGTTTTCTATAGCTATTATTTTATATTTAGTTTTATCTACAATTGGAGATTGGGTTCCATGTTCGTTTTTTAATATAAGGTATGTTTCTTCATCAACTTTATTTCTATCTGCAGAAGGAAAAGATAACCATATATTACCATCCTCTGCTTCATACCATCTATCCATTACTAAATTATAGTATTCATTTGATGTTTCTTTTACATAATACTTAACATATTCCATCCATTCTGGTGGAGTAGCACCAATATCGTCCCAATTTTGCATTAACATAAATTGATTACTAAAAGATGATAAATCTTTTTTAACAACTATATCACCAGTTGTAGTTTGGGTTTCTTGGGCACTATAATACGAACCAAAAGATTCATCTGGTGATGAGTATCCATTTGCTATGACTGGCGTTTCTCTATTATACTTATCTCCAAAAACCATGCCAAACTTATATTCTCTAATGGATTTTACTGATTTTGTTGGTTGATTTATTGGTATAGTTGTCGAACTCATGCTTTGCTTTAACCCAACGGCATCTTCTATATTATATCCTTGTTCGTAATTACCATATATAAGCCTATTACCAGTAATTTCTTGTGCTATGGCTTTTTTAGGAACATTATCCCATCCTCTAATTAATTGATTATTAGGTAACACCTTATGTATCATTTCAGATGTTATTTTTATGTATCCTTCATTTTCATTATCTGGATTTGTATAATCTATCCATTCAGGATCAACGCCTCTTCTTATACTCTTGATAACATAAACATTAGAATTGTCTGAAGTTTTCCATAATAAATCTACACACTTAACATCAGTTGGTCTAACTGAATCATCTGGTATAAAGTTTTTTACTATTAATTGTCTAATATTATTAGTCATTCCATCATTATACCCTTTGCTAGGTGTATAAGAAAAAGTTGAAGGTAAAAATACCAATTCAGACCAAGGCGAAAAAGTAGAATACTCGTTATCTTCATATTGATATCTATATCCAAATCTACCAAACTTTGTTTCAAATAAAGGTATTTTTTGTTCTAATGTAATTTGCCAAAAAGTATCATTTTCAGTTAAATTAGGATCAACATACGTTAACTTAAAATAAAAGTATTGAACACCGTTGTTATCTGAAAAATAATAATCCCCCGACCCATTATCAACTATTGTAGCCTTTATAGTAGTTGGCTCAGTACCATCATTTGCTACAAATGTAAAAGCGTCACCCATTGCGTATCCTTCAACATTTTCCGGCCAAGGAACTGTTATCATATCACCCTCTTCTGGAAGACTTGTGGCCCCAGTGGCCATAAAAGCATAATTATCTAAAAGAAGATTAGTGCTAACGCCCTTGTCTGTATTTTTCATGAAAATAGTGGGTGCTTTTACTGGAGCTTTTCTAATTACAGTTATGTGTTCTTTTTTTATATCAGATATGGGTACGTTTTCTAAACTTGCTATCGTCACTAATTGAGCATTATCTAAAGAAGGGCTCTTAACAAAAAGTTTAGTATGCGCTGGATTTTGGTAGTTAGTTGGCGTCGTTGTGCCTCGTTTAGATCTTGTTATATTTATTTTTTTAGGCTCATTTTCTCCGTCAGTCCAAATTAATAAATCATCAATAACATTTATTCCTGTTAATTTTTTTCTAGGATTAAATTCTAATACTCTTTCACGGGTAAACTTAAACACGTGGTTTGGTAAGTTATCACCCGCAGCGGTAGCTAAAGCAGATAAGTCTACAGATTGAGGTGTTTTTAATATTAAATTCCAAAGACCAGATAATGGATGCTTTTTAATATCTATTATTTCAACGCCAATTTCACCATTATCAAAAAAAAGATGATCACCATTGGTATCTTGCAAATGAACCCTCATTCCAACTCTGTATTTATTCTCTAATACTCTTAATCTATTGAAAGCAAAATCAACACCTTGACTATCATTGTTATTTGTTTCAGCAGATGGCCAAGTTGGAGTAGTACCCATGACACCTGACAGTGTATCTATTATAGCAAATTTATCAACAAATACATTTTCATAGTCCCCATTTGCTTTTACTTCTAAAATACCATCAGTAAATACTGTTTCACCTAAAACATCAGATACTGGAAAAGATATTATAGATGAAAGATTATCATTATTATTATATTCAGGAACAGGAGCTGCATGGAAAAAATAAGATGAATTTGTTTTTTCGTCAGAAACACATCCTATAGCTTTCGTTGTTCCAACAGATTGAAGCCAATTAAAAGTTCCAATAGCAATAAATTTATTGCCTTCAATATTTTGAACAACGCCTGCATTACCTATGCCTTCAGAATCACCATCTGTTGTTCTGACTTGTATATTCATAGCATCTCTATACTCGCCATTAGGAACAAGTCTTTCATCAAGATCCTTGTTCATTTTACCGCCTGTAAATGTGTGTTTAATTTCCGGCATAATTATTTAATTTGCTTACTCATACCTTTTAATACTTGAGTAAATTCTTCTATTTTAATATTTGATAATCTTATTTTTGCTTTTCTAGTTTCAGCAAATCTTTCTCTTTTATATCTTTGCACAATATACTCAGGTATATTACTTCTTGTAGATAATACACCATAAGCTATATGTTTATAACAAGCTTCTTCACAAAACTTATGAACAACCATTTCAGAGTCTGTACCTAAACCATCACTAACGTAGTGTAAAATAATAGTTTGACCAGCTAATGCTGAGCTAAACTTTATTAATCCTCTTAATTGATCTATAAAAAACGTTCCATTCATTTGAGAGTGACTAGGTTCTAAACCGTACCTTCTGCCTTCTATAGATATTTCTACATCAGAAGAATAATTAATATCATATATTCTATAATCAGCAGGTGTAGCTTCTTTAAATTTACTAGAAGTGTTACTAGGTGATTGTTCTACTATACTATCAGCAACAGCATCCATGTCCGTGTCTGCAAATTCATAAGTGCCATCAGTATTTTGAGTTATAGCAAATGGATCTGATGTTTTCCCAGTAGGATATATAGGTCGCTCTATACCATCGCTACCTATTCTAACTAACTTTGTGTAGTTAACATAATCTTGTGGTAATATCATAGAAAGTGTATTTGGCACTTCTATTTCTTGAGATTTAAAAGATCTAAAAACATCGTATGATAATTCTTGAATAGCCCTCATAGCGTGAAACTGAACATCAGTTCTGTTTACTTTACTTATTATTTTATTTTCTCCAACATAAGCAACCATAAACCCATTTATAATATGATCTAATGTTACAAATTGATAATTACCATAATTAGTAGAATTATCTGAATTGTAATAACTTGCTTGTGTTGTTCCGTCTAATAATCCCATAATTAACTATTTTGTAATTGTTTTGTTGCTGCAATAGAACCACCACCAGCTTGCTGAACATCTGGTTGTTTAATTGTTAATCCAGCTAACATTAATATTCTTGAAACTAATTCTTCCTCTTCACTAACGTGTAGTTCAAAATTAATACTAGTATTTATATTATATAAAGCTTTATCATTAACTACTACGTATCCCCAACTAGGAGCCGCTGGTCTCTTATAAAAGCTCACAACAAAAGACTCCGCATCGTTTACTCCATCTGAATTTGTATCAACATTAACCGTGTCAGCCGTTACAGCCGGCATTACATTTAAAAATGTTCCACCATTCATATCTTGTCTAACAAAAACAGATCTAGTTAAAGTTGCTTTAGTCAACGGGTTTCCTTCTGTATAATGTATTTCACTTTTGTTTATTGGAGTTACCACAGTATTGTTACCTCTAGTCACACGAACTAATTTATGTATATTTAATGTGGATAAATTTAAAGCAGCTGACGGAGATGGAGTTGCCGTTGTATTAGTAAAAGTAGTAACATTTATTGTTGAGTCAACGTGGAATGGTTGTAATTTTTCTTCTAGCATTTCTACTTCATCAGCATAAAGCATTTGATTTTTAGGTTTTACTTCAGCCATTTTGATTCCATGAAAATAATTATTATATATTTCCATTTGAGCTTTATCTGCAAATAAATTAAATTCTTGAGGTGTTATATAACCCCTTTGCTCTTTATTTACAAGCGCTAAAACTTTTTGGTATACACTATTTATATCTACTGCCATTTTTATATATTTTACTATTATATAGTTACATAATAAAGTGGAAGGTTAGCCTCTAAATAAAAATAGCCACCCGTTAAGGTGGCTATTAATATTAGTTAAAAAATTATTAATTCATTCTTTTTTCTATATTAGAATAAATTTCCATGCCTTCATCAGTCTTAAACCAATGAGCTAAAGCTGTATATGGATGTTCATCAAATGGGATTGTCATTATTTTTCTTCCAGTTGATCCCCACATAAAATACCTTTGATCATGAGATAATTTAATAATACTATTTTCAACGGCTTTTATGCCAAAGTTTCTAAGTTGAACGTTATCATCATTAGCTAACTCTAGTAATAATTTAGGATTGTTTCTAGCAAATAACAATAAATCTCTTTTTAATTCCTTAGAACTCATTTTAGAAACCGTAGATCCTTTTTCTACTCTCATTATTGCTTCAGCCATATCAATGTCCATTTGTCTAGCTACTAATATCGCATCCGCTTCCATTTCTAAAATATCTATTTGCGTTGATGCTATTTCTACTGGTTTATGTTCGTAAAATATCTTATCTCTATGAGGGTGATATAAAGATAGAAATTTTTGTAAAACTGTTTTCTCTTTCTCTACAAAAAGAGCGCCACCTCTAAAAACAACATGCTCCAACCTTTGATCTCCTTTCATCTCATCAACAAAGCACGTTCTTTGATTTTGACAATACTTTATCTCTCTCTCATAACCTTTCTCTTCATCAAACCAAAATAAATTTGAAGTTCTTATAGAATGTGATATTGGTTTTCTTTTACTTTTTAAATAGTATACTCTATCTTTTATTTCCCAAGTATTTTTTGGTTTAGTTTCTATTTTTGAAACTTTAACTTTAGGTTGCTCTTCTACAACCGACTGTTTTTCAACAGCTACTGTTTCTTCAACTGTAGGTTTTTCAACCTTAGTTGTTTCTTTTTTCTTTGCCATAATATAATATATAATATAATTAATAAAAATATAAGGGCGATACTAGACCGCCCTTATAAAATAAAGTGTCTTACTTCATTAACATAAAGTTGTTTGCACCTTGTGTAATTAAACATCTTTCTGATAACATATGAACTTGCATTGCATCAAGCGCTGATGTAGCAGCTCCAACAGAACCAGTAACCCAAGTTTTGAATCTTCGATCATCAGTTTGAGAAGCTCTATATCTAACGTGTAAGAATGGACGCTTCATGTTCATACCAACTTGTTGGTCATAAACAGAATTCATACCAGCAGGAACCATAACGCCTCTAATAGCGTTTGCTCCAGCAGTAGCATTTATACCACCTCTTGTAGCTAGATCATTTAAGTATCTAAAATCAGATTTGTAGAAGTCATAAGAACCTCTTCGGAAACCTGAGAAACCTAAATTTAAAGCCATATTCTCATCATTATCAAATACTCCATAAGAAGTACCTCCAGCTCCATAAGAGTTCATTGAAGCTAACATATCATCAATAGCTAAACTAGTTGATCTGTTAACAAACATCATGTATTCTTCAATAGCACCTTGCTTATCAAATTCAGCTAAAATAGCATCAAACTCTGCTAAATCAGTAGCAGCGTTAACACCAGTCACGCCAGTAGTAACATTACCTCTAGATTCAATAGCAGCAAATAAACCTTGAGTACCTGAAGTATCAGCATTAGCTGTTAAAAAGTCAGCTACATCATCTGTACCAGATACACCTAATTCACCTTCTAACATTGCCATTTCAATGTAATCAATAAATCTAGATCTTGTATCAGCTTCAGCTTTTAAATACCAAAGGTATCCATTCATTCCCATTTCACTAGAAACTTCAACCCAACCAATTCTAGAAGCGTCTGATCCAGATACTTCGTAGTAATCTTTTAAGATAATTGGTTTGTTGCTGTAAGATTTAAAACTTGCTTCATTAGAACCTCTTCTATCTGTAGCTGTTGCGTTTGCACCACTCGCAGAATTATAAGTAGTTCCTTTTGCAAATTCAGAACCATAAACTAATAAAGTTCCAGTATTACCCTCACCAAGTGTTGTAATATCACCCACTCCATAAGGTTCAACGCTAATAACGTCAGTATCTATTCTAACAACTATACATTTAAGTACAGCTGCAGTAGTAGATACAATAACAGTATCATTAGGTCTTATACCATGTGAACCAGCAGTATATGTTGCGTTAGTATCAATGTGATCAGTAATAGTGATTTCACCACCGTTAGTAGCAGAGCCACCACCATCATCAACATCAGTAATAGAGCAAGTGTACGATAAGTGTAATCTTGCTTGTTCAGACCAAACGACTTGATCAGCCGTCATAGCCTCTTCTGCACCAACTTGAGATAAAAAACCTGAAATAGTTCTCGGTCCGAAAACTTCAGCTTCTTTTTCCATTAAGTCTGGCACGTATTGTTGAGCCCAACCTTGATTAGCCTGACTCGCTAAGTCTAAGTAGTTTGATGCTGTAGCTTGCTGGATTGGACCAGGTACGCTATTCAACAAACCACCAGGATTTGAAATTGCCATAATTTATATTTTTAAGTTATTTTTTTCTATTAATTTTAAATTTGAAATCTTTAGCAGTATCACCTAAAACCTTTACTTTAACGCCACCAACGTTTGTTTCGCCGTGTGTTTTTCTAGGTTCTAAATTTATATTTTTATCTTTAGCAATTCTAGCTTTTGTTGCATCTGCTTTTCCTTGCTCATAAAAGTGTTGTGCAATTTTATCAGCATTCATAGCAGTGAATAAAGACTTGTGATAACCCGCAGCATCTTCAATAGTTGAGTTTTCTTTATTAGTAAATTTACTAATAAAATTATTAATATCGCTTTGTGTTGTCTTTACTTTATCAACATCTTTAATATTAAACCTATATCTTTTATCTCCGACGTTATATTCAAAACCTTTGAACTTGTCATTAAATAAAGTATCTGTTTTCTTTAAAAATGTTTTAGAGTTTGCTTCAGATATTTTTTTCTGCTCTTGATTCTCTTTTTTGTATCTATTAAAGAAATCAATAGCTTCTTGTTGTTCCTTGGTCAACTTTGACCCAGCTTTGATATCTTCATAGTATTTAGACTTTAACCCGTCTAAGTGGGATCTAGCCTCGGCAACTTGCTCTTTAAGGGCTATTTTCTTTTTACGTATTGTCTTTTCATCATCTACCTCTTCATCGATTCCAAATGAGTCTTCTAATAAAAACCCTCTTTCTTCTGCAGTTAAATGAGATTTTGTAGTTCTATAATATTCGTCCAATACATCAGAGTCATCTAATTTAGAAACATCTCTGTTTAAATTTGCATAGTCGTTTATGTCACCGCCAGTGTCTTCCATAAAATCCATCAACTTCTGTATGTTTTCTGGAAGCGGCCGTCCAGTTGTTTCTGCTTCATTTATAGTTTCTACTATTTCTTCTTTGATCTCTTCAACTGGTTTATCTTTAAGATCTTCCATTGTAATTTCTTCAATTACTGGAACATCACTTTGAATCTCTTCTATTTTTTCTTCAGCTTTAGATTCTTCAACTATATTTACTTTTGTTACCTCTTCTTTTTCTTGAATTTGAGGTTTTTTATCTAAATTTATTTTTGTAACACCATCATTCCCTGCGCTATCAAATTTAGATTCGTCTATTTCTTCTACAACCTCTTCTACAGGCTGTTCATTAGTTTGGTCAGTTGTTTCTTCAACAACTTCTTTGTTTAGTTCTTCCATAATAAAATTTTATAAAATATTAAAAATTAGAGACCGTATCTTTCCATACTAGCGTCTCCCGTAAGTATATCATTACCTGAAGATTCAAACTTTTTAAGTGGTTCACCTTCAGTTTTTTGTTGTTCTTTCATAGCAGCTAAATTCATTTGATGACCAGCTTGCCTATCAACTCTCATATCTTTTCTGTCCTCTTTCATTCCATCCATTTCATCTTTACCTCTTTGCTTTGTTGTTTCTAATTTAGAATTTAGTTCAAACTCAAACTGCATTAACTCTTTTTTAAGTTGAACCTCTTGCTGTAGATATTGAATTTTTAATTGGTTTTTTGTTTGTTCTAATTGTGCTTCAGCTTGAGTTTTAGCTTGCTGTTTTTGCATTTCAGCTTGCGCAGCCGCTTGTTGCTGCTGTGAGTTAGCTTGCGCTTGAGCTTGAATATTTTCTTGCTGCATTTGTTGATCTCTTTCTAATTTAGTTTTTCTTTTTACTTTTAATAATTCATTAGCAAGTCTTACGTTTCTAACATTACGCAAATCAATAGCATCATCTAAATCAATTGATTGTTGTTGTAGTGCTGCTTGTATATTATTTTCAAGAATTTGTTTTTCTTCCTCATCTGGCATTAGTTCTATAAATATACCAAAATCATGAAGGTGTAAATTAGACATCTCTTCTAACGTTGCTACATTATGAGCGCCAAGAGATCTTATAAACGCATCTCTAGTTGGAGAATACTCTATTATATCAGATATTCTTAACGATAAGCATTCAGCTACCTCAGCTGTTAAAAATAACATTCCTTGTAAAATATGCCTTGTTGCTGTATTTGAATTAGCTGCGGCTAATTTTTGCACACCAACTAAAGCGTCTCTACTTGGTGTACTAGCATCTCTAGCCTCATTTAACCCGGTCACATCTCTTATCATTTGTAAATAATAATTATATGTTTGAATTAAAGCTTGTAACTTACCTCCACTAACGCCATTATTTATTTGTTGTATTGGTACTTTTCCAGGATTCATGTCGCCTTCAGAAGTAAAACTTCTACCAATAACAGAACCTGTTTGAAAAAACATATTTAAAGCTTCTTGTGGATTATAGTTTGTACCATTACCCAAATCTATTTCAGCTAACCCATCAGCATCTAAATAAACACCATCAGGGACCATTCTAGACATTACCTGTTGTAATTTTAAATGTGTTAATTGTATTGTATCAGCAAAACCAGTTATTCTACTAACTATAGACTCTATTCTACCTTCATACATTCTAGGGGCAACTATTTGATAATTCATTTTTACACTACCAAAATCAGAATCTGACCTCATCATATTATCGGCCATTTTCCATTTTAGTAGTTTATCAGCGCCTATTATATAAACGCCTTCATATAAAGTTTCAATAACTCTTTCTAACTTGCTAAAGTCACCATCCATGTTCTGAACCGGCGGATTAAATGTATCATCTTTTTCTATAATTTTTTCAGCGCCGCTACCTAACTTTTTAAGCTTATAAACGTCATTCATGTGTGTTTTATAATTAAAATATAAAACTTGCACCTTGTTTTTATCTTTATGTGTTATGTAATCTAATGGGTAAGCATATTTATCTGTTAATTCTTTAACTTCTTCTTCGGATAGTTCTGGAAAATCTTTAACTAATTCGTTTATTGGAATTTCTTTTATTTCCCCAATGTAATAAACATCGTCAAAATATGGCGACTCTGTGTGAGAGTAAACTAAATCAGCTGGATCTACATATTTAGCTTTAGCACCATCGCTCCAGTTAAATGTTGTTTTTGTAGCGCCTATACCCAATACTGTTAAATCATATAATACTCTTTTTCTTATTAAATCATAGTTACTACCGTCTAATAATACGTTTAAAGCTTGTTCTTCAGACAACTCAATAGCTTGCTTGTAAGTGAGTTGCATATGAAGTTTTAACTCTTCTTCTGTAGAAGGTAGCATTTCAGGATTGTTTTCGTAAAGATCTAAGTTGAACAATCTATTAGCAGCGTCGTTAAAATCCTTTGAATGCATGTCTCTAAGTATAGATTCCATATAAGCGGTTCTTTTATTTACGCCATGTTCATCTTGCGAATAACAGTTTATTTCATAATTTCTATCTGCCATTCCGTTAACTACAATATCTACAAATTTGGGAATAATTGGAACTGGTTTCCAATCTAAATTAAGATAAGATAAATCACCGTTTATTGATAATTCATTTTTATATTTTTGAACAGGTTGCTCTCCTCTAGCGTATAATCTTAAAGTGTGAAAATTATTTTTATGGCTATTATACTTGGATGTTGTGCCAGAAAACCACTCATGCCTTATTGCTCTTGCTACTTTTAAACCATACTCTTCACTAAGCTTTTCTAAGTCGCTAACTGCTTGTGATGGAAAATTTATAGAATGTTGTACTAAGTTCATATTTTATTTTTAATTATCTGTGACGAAAATCCTTTATTATTATACTTTGATATATTTATATTTAATGATTGCTTTTCTCTATTTGGATGTGGTCTATATAAGTGTCTATTACAAGCCATTATTGCTAAACCAGAACTTATTGAAGCATCATGTTTTGTTCTTTTGTTTATATCAAACCTTGACCAATCATTTAAAGTTTCATTAAAATATAAAGTACCATAAGTACCATCTGGCAATAATCCTACGTGATCATTAATATACATTTCAATAGCGGCAGCGTGAGCTTGTTTTATATCTTCACTTGAGTTTGGTATACCACCAACTTCTTTTTCTGCTACTGATAGTTTATTCCAGACTTTATCTGGTCTGTTCATACTAAATCCTCTGTATCCTCTTCTTCTTAAATAGTATAATAATCTTGGTTTATTATTTTCTGCTAATATTGGCATTCCATAAAATACTAATGCCATTAATATGTCTTCAAAAAATATTTCAGCAGTTTGTGGTCTAGCTATATATTCTAAAAAGAATGTATTAGCTGGCGCGTCTTCCATTGAAAACTTGGTTAATCCGTGCAAAGCTCCTTTTGAACCAGCTCCATCTACTGTTCCTGATATATCATATGAATCACATCCAAACGCCCCCATGTGCTCATTACCTGGATATTTTACGCCATTTTTTAAAATCACGTTATTTTGTAATTTTACATTAGGCACCCAACTTACTTTAAACCTACCATTTGGATTTGGGTTAAACACTACTTGGGTGTCTTTTACTCCATTTATCCATTGAAAATTTCCAGATGTCAATACCGATGAATTTCTATTTCCTTCATTATAATCTATTTGCTCGTATATTTTAACTAAGTTAAACAAGCTATTGCCAGTCTCATCTCTAAACGCATGTTCTTCAGTTCTAGGAAATTGACGATAAAATTCATTTAATGCGTCTTGATCGTCTTTTAATCCTTCAGCTTCATTATCCCAGTGGTCTATAACCCCATAATCTATTTCTACACCATGGGGATCAAAAGCTGATTTGTCAGGAGTATTAAATATAGGTTGGCCGTATTCGTCAATAAAACCTTCATAATTCCACTCCATGGGTATAAACAAAGAATAAAGTCCTGATTTTGTCTGCCCATTTCTATTTCTTTTTGTTACGTCAGAGTTGTAATATAGATTTTTAAAATTATCACCTCCTTTGTCTAACGCATTTGACGTACTTCCCATCATACATTTACCAACTACTCTACTACCTAATCTTAGACAGGTTTTTGTAACTCTCCAATTATTCTTTATGTTATCAGGTCTTTCCCATTTACCACTTTCATCGTGAACTAATAAAGAGAGTTTTTCACCATCATAACTATTGTCACCAGTATTTTTCCAATCAATAGTTGTATCTAATCCCTCCATATCGTCTTGCTCTTCTCGTTCCCTCATTTTCTTACGAGTGAATTTCTTTGCAGGGACTCTATAAGCGAGTTCGGACTTTGGCCGGTCCATACCGTCCTGTATTGGCTTGAAGAAGAATGGGTAATTAATACTTATTGGTACCACCTTGTCTGTAAACATCTTTTTTGCATCCGCACCAGTTTTAGATAATATACCAAATCTACTATCACTAGCTAATGTAGCTAAATTAACAGTTTCAGCTGAACTCATAAATGAAAAACCAGAACGTCTATTTTTTAAATAACACATTCCGTAACTTCTGTGATCTGCTTTACAAGCCTCCCAAAATATAAAAAATAACCTATTGGCCTCTCTATAATCTGGCGCTCCAACGTCAATCTTACTCCATTGTAAATACATATAATGTGTACCTGTTATGTATGTTGGCTTACCGTTATTCATAAACCAAAATCCTTCTTCTCTTCTTTTGAACTCTTCGTCTATATAACTATAATGTTTTTCTTTAAAATCATCTGGATACTCTTGCCAATCAAATACAGTTTTAATTCTTTTAAAATCAGGATTAGTTGGAAATTGTTTCCATTTTTGCTCTGATTTAATTTCACTACAAGAGTATATTTCTTTAGGTTGTTTTGGTAAAGCTATTTGAAAGCCTTGTATTTCAAGTATTTCACCTATCATACCTGTTTTAGATATAGATACTAAATCACTTTCTTTATTATAGCCATACTTCCACTTTTTAGATTTGTTTAATCTTTTTACAGCGTTTAATTTTATAGGCTTTACAACCTTATATAATGTTTGTTTATACATTATTTAGATCTTCCTTCTGCGAATCCTTTAAATTCCACCTTTTTCTTCTCTTCTTCAATAGGCTTACCTTCAAGCATATTTTCTTCTTCGTGAATTCTGTTTAATATTTCAAACGCATCGAATATAGCTAATTTTTTTGTAGCCGCCGCATTCTTTAATCTATCAGCTGATATATCTTCGTCTGAATCAACTATTTCTTCTCTAGCGACTTTAATTAATTCTTCAACTGCTTTGTGTCCAGCTTGGATTATATTCTTCTTCGTTTCCTTGATATTCATATTTAATTGTAATAAATTTATTCAAAACTCTATATAATCTTTCTCCATTAACAACAAACTCGTATTCACTACTAGGTTGAAATCCAACTAGTTCTTCTTTATTAAAAGTTCCATCAGAGTATTTAACTACACCAATTAATGGTCTCTCGTCTTCAGTATTGTATTTATTTGTAGCTTTTAACGGCTTAATAAAACTATAACCCGGCATAGCAATCCAGTCATTTTGTTTGTATAAATATATTTGATCTTCAGATATTATATATTTATTTTCTTTCCAATAAGATCGACTATTTCTTTCTATACCTTTAACATCATGCCATCTTCTAAATATATTGTGATGCACTATTACTTCATCACCTATATTTAAAGGTGATTGAAATAATAGTGGAGTAGCGATTATTTTTGCGTGTCTATTTATATATTGATGATTAAATATTTCAGTATTAAGTATTAGTTCTTTGTCGTCGACTCGTATACTGTTATTATACCTATCACCAATAGGCTTAATAATATAATCTTTGTAAGCATTCATTAATATTCTAAGTTATACTCAATTGATATAGCCATATTTTTATTAAAATCCTTCCAAGGTATAACTACATTGTCTTTTCTAATATAAATACAATACTTATCTTCTTCTTCTACTATATCGCATATTTTATGGCCTCCATAAACATCCTGGTCTACAGCATAATGCATGGCATCATTTTTGTAATCTTTACCTATAGTAATTTTTCTGATGATATTATTTTTCATCTTTATTTTCTTCTTTTGGCCAATTAATAGTTCCGTCACTTACATTTATATCATGAGTACCATATTCTTTAGTAAACATGTCTTGCATGTCTATAATTTGTTTTTGAACTCCACTTAACTCGTGCAACAAGTTGTGTTTTTGACTTTCTATTTTACCAATATTAAATTGAACATTATTTATTAAGTTTATTACTTTTTGTAATTCTGTTAAATGTTCTTTTGATATTTTGTCAACCTTAGGTTTAAGGTCAACCATTTTTTCTTTTTTCATATTTAATTTAATTTAATTTATTAATTATTAAGGACAAATTGTAACTCCTTTAACTAATCCTCCGGCTTGCATTTCTACATTTCTAGAAGCCTTACTATTGCTAGCATGATACACTTTATAATGACCAGCTGGTAAATAAAATGCCGCGTTAGCTCTTCGTCTTGAATACATCCTGTCGTTTACAGCTGGAAAAGTACTGCTACCATCATGGTAATATTTATTACTCCCATTCGGTAAGGCACACGCGGGGCCGGCCTGTCTTGCGGTACTAAGCAACTCTGTATAGTTCTTTGCAACTACAACTTCTTTTCTTCTTTTTACTAACACGGGTTTAGCTTTGCCTCTAGCTTGACCCATACTCATATTGTTACCTAATCCCATTATTTACCGAAATAACAAATTGCTCCATGAGCACTATTTTGAAACTCTACCCATCTTCCGTATATTGTTAAACCAGCTGGATACTCTTGACCAGCGGCTGTTATACCACCAGCGCCTTGTTGAGGTCCTAAAAATATTAATGATTGAGAAGCAGATGGAGTAGTAGCAGTGGATAAAGTTACTGTTGTTGCCCCATCGTACGCTGTTACGTATACACCTTGTTGATTTGGTCCAGAATATATTGGTGTTGGCGTATCTGTATCAATAGTTAAACCAGCACCTTCATGATCTGAATCATTTACTATTAAGACATATTGTCCTACTTGAATTTTTGTGTTAAGGGCACTTATGGTAACATTGTTGCCTGAATTAGAACCAGTACAAGCTGCACTTGTAAAACCGTGAAAGTTTATATAATCATCAGCGGTACCAACAGCGTCAGTTGTAGTTCCAGTAATACCAACAAAACCAGGACCTCTTTCATCTAGTTTTTCTGGAGTTAATACTGATGGTGTACTTTGATCTATAAATGTTATAGCTACTATAACCATACCTTGTGGTGGTATGATTGGTTTGTCGGCTAAATCTGTATAAGCGCTACCTAGCTGTCCGAAGTCATAAGCAACTCCTGTTGAATTTATTCCCATAATTATTTATTGTTATTTTGTTGTTGTTCGTTTTTTTTAGACGATCCGCCGAAAAAGAAATCGACTACCGTGTTAACCTTAGCACTCATAGCTCCGAATATAGTAGAAATAAAACTTATTTCAAATTCACCTAGTTCTAAATCTCTCATTACGAAAAATTTGAACATCATGAAACTTAATCCAAAGTATGCTGCTGTAAATAATGTCGCAAGGATCTTCTGAATAAGTGCATCGTCTTTGTACATATCACGAGCGCTTTTTCTATCCTCGACTTCTTGTTTAAAAGCTTCTGTTTCGGCATCGAGTAATAACCGTCTAAGAGCGAGTTTCGCTTCATCTCTTTCTTTGTCTGTTGTAATAACTTTATCAAGTATTCCTTCTGCATTGTCTACTACTTTGCCGAATAAGCCACCTATAAATTTTCCTATCATCGTTTATTATCTTTTATCATATCATCGATAGACTTATTCATTACCTTATCGGTGTATGATTTGTTAT